CGTCATGATGAAGAGGGCGATTCTGGCATTCGAGAAAGCTATCTTTTTGAATGGACCGAAATCTATCCTAATTAGAAGCGCACAAGAAGAATTGTGCCGCCTCGCCCGCCGCCTGACCAGGAGGAAACGCAATGCATGACTGCTCTATTTGCGGACAAGCGTGCTACTGCCACGGCGATATAGACGATTGCCAAGTAGAGACCGAGGAATACGCCTATATGCACTGCAACGGATGCGGTTGCCATGAAGATGAATTCGACGAGGACGACTACGCCGACTACGAGATCGTCCCGCCCGACACCAAGGCATTGCCAAGCTGAAAGGCCCGCGATGAGTAGATCAAAGCCGAAGAAGCGAGCGCGGTATCTGATTGCGATTGACGGGCGGACTCTGTACCTGCGCCGGACGCTATGCGTGAACCATGACTATGCCGCTGGCGAGATTCGCTACGACTCTAAACATTCAACGCAGTCGAGGGCCCCCAAGCATATCTGGCGAGCGTTCGTTGCAGCCTACGCCGCTTTGAACGGACTGAGGCCATGAGAAAGAGAGAGGAGTGAAGATGAACGTTGCTGAGTACGTAAGCCGGCACGCCGTTCGTGGTGCTTGCCAATGCGGGAAATGTTTCGACGCCCCTGCTAATCCGGATCAGCATCAGCCTATTGGACATACCGCTGATCTCGTGTTTTTCAAGGTCGCAGCACGAGAGGCGAACCGTTCTGAGTTTGAACGTCTAGTCAATGCGGAGTTCCCACATTGGCTCGACGGTAAAGAACATAGCTATCTTGATACCGGAGGTGACATAGGGGATCAAGGACTAGCGATGATGGCAATGGGTCTGGGCGCAATTCTCGGAACATGGAAGCTCATGACCCCAGCAATGCTGGACATCCCCGATGACCTGAAAATACAAATGGCTGGGGTTGGATTCATAACGATCCAAGCCGCGCCATGACCACCTCCACCGGGAACGCCATGAGCGCCGACAGGCTTGCTGAGAAGGTCGCGCATGTGAAGGCTGCGAAGCAGAATCGTTTCCATACCTGCCATTGGCCTGGGTGTGAGGATCAAGTTCCGCCTGCAATGTGGGGCTGCAAAGGTCACTGGTTCGCCATCCCAAAACGCTTACGAGATCGTATATGGGCAACGTATCGACGCGGGCAGGAGATCACCATGACGCCGAGCGATGAATATCTGAAAGCTGCTGACGACGTGCAGCACTGGATTCGTGAATATCTAATCGCCAGGTATTCGAAAGTTCCGCTCAGCAAACTGGATTCCGTTCGATTGCCCCGAATCGGCTTGTGATGCCAGCCATGGTGGTGAATGACGATCCAGGAAAGAAAGCGGAAGAAAAACCGAAGAAGAACGGTGATGGCGGCGACAGCGGTGGGACAGGCTTGAACCTTGACCCGTTGCTTGTTGCTCTCCTGAACAAGATTCCAGAGCAGGGGCAGGATTGGCCTGCCGAGAAGCGCGTGCGCTGGTTCAAGACGTTCGCGATGAACGTTAGCCAGGTTTACGACGTGGAGAATGAACCTATCGAACTGATCATCGAACTGGGGAAGAAAAGCTAAACGAACTGCGCAGTCGTGGAGCACGGGGAGTGCTGGTATGTATCGGCTCGCAACCGGCCAACACTCCCCGCCACGTTTAAATAAGGATTATAAAGCTTATGGCTACCGTATATATCTCGTTCAATGCCAAGATCAACCTATTCAACACGCAGAATTTGCTTGCGGTGACGTTCGACCAAATACAGAAGGGCGCGACGCACATCTATTATCTGTTCGCTAGCCCCGGTGGCGAGGTGGCGCAGGGGCTGGCGGTCTATAACATTCTGAAGGGGCTGCCAGTTAAGACTACGATGCACAACGTCGGGAATGTAGATTCAATCGGTAATGCTATTTTCTTGGGCGCGTAAAGACGCAAAGCCACCCAGCACTCCACTTTCATGTTTCACGGAGTCGGGTTCGACTTGACTCAGCCGACCCGGCTTGAAGAAAAACTGGTTCGAGAAACTCTAGTCTCGATTGGCCGCGAGCACAGGCGAATTGGAAGTGTAATCAGTAAGGAGACGACGCTGAAAGGCAATAACGTCAACAGCCTCTTCAGACAGGCCCAGACCAAAGACCCGACATATGCTTTGGCTCATGGGATCATCCACAGCATTGAAGACGTGGTAATCCCTGCTGGCGCGCCACTCCTCCAGCTTGTATTCCAAGGGTAGAGCATCGTAGCGAATTGCGGTTAGCAGAATCATAGGCGATTCCCTCCTATCCACCTACGAGGGTATGAAGCATATCAGAGTCACGTAAACGCGTACTGTGAACTCCTTCCGGTCCGAAAGATTCAATGATCGTCAAGTTAGTGCCCGCTCAAGAGAGGCTTACCCGGCCTTGGGTACGCGAAGTCGAACATTCCCACCCCGGAGGAGGTGCAGAAACTCGCCGCTGCAGCCCCTGGGAAGGCCGTCAGGGAGGCTATCCTGCTTGCGGCGATGTCGGGGCTACGGAAGGGGGAGTTGCTCGCCCTGAAGGCCGCTGATCGCGTTGACGGGGCCTTATCGCTGGGGGAGACAAAATCAGGCCGGCCGCGGATAGTCCCGATCCCGCCGGAGGCTTGCGAGATCAGACTGCCGATCAAGCTGACGGTCGATGAACTACGGGTAGGCTTCGACATCGCCCGGGCGAAGGCCAAGCTGCCGCACGTCCGCTTTCACGACCTGCGCAGGACTTACGGGACATGGCTTTCAAACGGGAATTATATACATAAGTCCCTTGACGGTATCGAGGGACTAAAGTACATTGGAACCGTCAAAAAGACGAGGGCAAGACGGTGGAAGATCACGTAACTATCAGCACGTTTCAACTGTTCCAGTTGTTCCCGGACCAAGAGTCGGCGCGCGACTACTTGGAGGCGCGGCTTTGGCCGAACGGGCCGCGCTGCCCGGTCTGCACGAGCGGCGAGCGCATCACGACGCGCAAGTCTGGCGGGTTCTACCGCTGCAACGCCTGCCGCGAGGACTTCACGGTCCGCACGGGCACGATCTTCGAGCGGTCGCACGTTCCGCTGCACAAGTGGCTCTATGCCATGTACCTGCTCGTGACGGCTCGCAAGGGCATCAGCAGCCTGCAACTGTCGAAGCAGATTGGCATCACGCAGAAGTCCGCATGGTTCGTCCTGCATCGTCTCCGCGAGGCAGTCGGCGGCGAAATGGACAAGCTGCGCGGCATTGTCGAGATCGACGAGACGTACTTCGGTGGCAAGGAGGCGAACAAACACAGCGGAAAAAAACTCAACGCCGGGCGCGGGACAGTCGGTAAGACACCCGTTCTCGGCTTGCGCGAGCGCGGCGGCCGGACCAAGGCGTTGCCGCTCGCCGCCACGGACATGGACACGCTGCACCGCGCGATCCACGCGCACGTCGAAGTCGGGGCGACGCTGCACACCGACGAGGCATCTGCCTACAACGGCATCGGCGGCCTGTTCTTCGGTCACGATACCGTCAACCACTCGGCCGGGGAGTACGCGCGCGGCGACGTGACCACGAACAGCATCGAGTCCGTGTTCGCGGTCATGAAGCGCGGCGTGATTGGCGTCTATCACCACACCAGCCGCAAGCACCTTGGCCGCTACGTCAACGAGTTCACGTTCCGCCTGAATGACGGCAACGTGAAGCGCCAGACCCTTGAGCGGCTGGATAGCTTCATCGTCGCAACGCGCGGGCGTGGAATCACCTACAAGGCGTTGACGGCATGAAACACATGGACATGGCACACGCCGCAGCGAAAATACGCCAAGACGATCTTGACCGGATAGCGGACACGGTTCTCGCCTATCGCCCGAAGCCAAAGACGAAGCCAGCGAAACGACGCAAGCGCCGCGCCGCGAAGATTGCGAAGGGCGGCGATGCTGGCCGTTGACCTTTTCTGCGGTCTCGGCGGCTGGACAGAAGGGCTGCTCGCAGAGGGCTATGACGTAATCGGCTTTGACATTGAGGAACACGCCTACGGCGACATGCGCTATCCGGGCAAGCTGGTTCTTCAAGACGTTCTGACGCTGCACGGCTCGCAGTTCAAGGACGCGACTTTGATTGTCGCCTCGCCGCCGTGTCAGGAATACAGCTACATGGCTATGCCGTGGAAATTGGCCAAGGCCAAGGCTGCGGCGATACGCGCGGACACGACTGGCGAAAGCCTTGTTGCCCTTAACCGGCTGTTCAACGCCTGTTCCCGCATCCAGGCCGAAGCCAGCTTGGCGGCCGGTAGGCATATCCCCTTGGTGATCGAGAACGTCAGGGGCGCGCAGCCGTGGGTCGGTCGCGCTCGCTGGAACTTCGGCAGCTTCTATCTGTGGGGCGACGTGCCTGCGCTCATGCCGCAAGCGATTAAGGCTCAGAAGTTCAATCCAGACGGCACAAATCACGGACAGGGAAGCTGGTTCGCTATTGCTGACTCGAAGGACCGCGGCAGTAGCGGCCAAAAGGTTCCGGGCTTTCGCTTCGATGGAAGCGGTAGAAGTTTTCAGAGCGCCAGCGTTGCAGAGCATTTGAAGGTGCCAAGCGAGCAAGGTCGGCGCACCGATCCGGGCAAGGGTGCGCGATTCACTTCGCGGGATTGCGGCGTAGAGGCTGCGGGCCAACACGCCGTTGACCAAGACACCGGCACGAAAATCGGCGGCGACTGGTTCAGTGACCCGAAAAGCACCTGTCGCCGTCACGGCAGCAAGTCCAAGGGCCGAAAGATGGCCAGCGCCATGATTGCCAAGATTCCGCTGGTCTTGAGCCGCCATATCGCCGCTATCTACCGGGCTTGATGGAAATGGAATCATGTATATAATTCCCAAATCAATCGCTCTCTCGTAAGCCAGAAAGGATGGCTCTACAAGAAATGGGCAAAGTGTCGGTATAGCAAGCCCGGATCAAGGCTTACCGTAGACGAACTTAAAGGCGTTGCTTTGCGATCCGGCGGGAAATGCGAAGTTTCCGGCATCCGTTTCGTTCTCGACAAGGAAACGCACCCCTACCAGCCGAGCATTGATCGAATCAACAACGACAGGCCCTACACCATCGACAACGTGCGGCTTGTCTGCCTGATCGTCAACTATTCGATGAACCGATGGGGAAAGGAAGCCTTCGAACGCTTGGCGATCTCCCTGGCCAGGCGCTATCTAGAGCAATTGGAAGATACGCTCGCACGCGGAGAAATCGCGGGTCTGAGCCCTCCAGAATCGTTTCACGTTAAACCTCAATAACCATATGATTATAAAATGGTAGGGCGTAAAGGATTCGAACCTTTGACCAACGGATTAAGAGTCCGCCTGACCACGCCTGGCCCAAAGGCCCGTAGAGGACGGGGAGGGCCACGGAGAGCGCTGCATACCCCATGCGCGGGGCTGGCGCGGGGCAGCACAGAACTGTGCTAAAACTCGCACAGACTTCGGTGTAGGATGCCAGCATGTCGAGGTTCCCCACCATGGCGCTGGCCATCGCCGTCGGCCTTGCCCTGGTGCTGTTCTGGATGGGAGTGCAGGAGAAGCAGCCGACGCGGGCGGCCGAGCGCAAGACCACCGAGCAACGCGAGGCCGGCCCCTACGTCGCCAACTCGAAGCAAATCAGTGAGTCCGAGAACGTGCGCGTGCTGGTGATACCGAATCCGCTCGGGGAGTTCTTCGACGTAACCTGCTTGATATACACCAACAAGGACCTGGGCGTGGCCACGATGAGCTGCCCGACAGCGCACCAGGGGGAGATCAGCGTGCCAGAAGTTGAGCGCCGATGAAGCACGGCTGGATCAAGAATGAGGCCACCTTCAGGGTTGAGCTCTGGCTTTACGGCCGCCGCGTCTGCTCCGTGGCTATTGAAGCTACGATGCAACAGCGTCCGATGATGCTGCGGATATTCACCGCTCCGTCCGCAGGTTCGGGTGGATCTGCGAATCCCTGATGTAGTCTTGCAGCTTCCCCGCCCGGCGTTTCGTTTCCTCGTTGTACTCGTTGATGAGCGCCGAGCGTTTCTCCGGCGACAGCGCCCGGTTGACGAGCTGATCCTTCGCCGCCTGGCGCACTTCGCCGATCTCGAATTCCTGCTTGCGCATATTCGCCGCGCGTGACTGTTCCGGGTTCATCGCGTAGACGTTGATGCCGAGCAGCCGCAACGCGGCCTGGCCTGGGGTGCTGATTGGGTCGCCGAACTTGTTGGTTTCGCCGGTGTAGGCGCGGATGCCGTGCCCGAGGGCGCCGGTCTCGGTGAGGAACGGCGGCGCTGCCATCGTCCACAGGTAGTTCATGATCGCGTAGGCCTGGCGCGTCGGCGGGTCGCCGGCCTTGTAGATGTCGCGGCCGGTGAACGGGTCCTTGCCGCTCTTGACCGCCACGATCAGGTCGGTGAGCGGGCCCGAGAGCAGGCCGGCCGACTTCATCGCCTTACCGACATCGCCCTCTTTGACCTGGTTGAATATCTCCACGGGCTGCGTCCAGGGAAAGAAATACCCCAGGTCAACCACCTGCCAGCGGCCCTGCTCGTCCTTGTACGGCAGCAGCATCGCGTGGCCGCGCTCCTGCAACCACTCCGGCAGCGCCTTCTTCAGCTTCTCCAGGTCGTCGTCGTCGACGTCGTACATCGCAGCGACGGCGTAGGCCATGCCGTACAGCACCGCGGCGTAGGGCAGGAAGCGCCAGGGGTGCAGGAGCGCGACCTCGGCCATGCGCGGGGCGGACTTCACCATGAAGGTGAGGAACGGGACACCGATCGGGTTGTTGCGCAGGAACCTGACGTTGCGGTGAACGAGCGAGTAGTCGAACAGCCACTTCTGCGCCTCGATCATGGCCTTCTGTTCGGTCTTGCCCTTCGCCATCTCGTCGATCACCTTGGCCGTCTTGAATAGGGATTCGGAGAACTGGTAGACGTCCCCGCCCCACTCCATGACCTTCGCGGCGATGTGGTGCACGGCCGCGATCGGGTGCATGCCCTCGGTGTCGCGCTCCAGGGCGAGCAGGTCGCGCTTGGCGCGGTACAACTCCTCGGAGGCGAAGGTGGACTTCTTGATGCCGTACTTCTTTGCGATCTTCCAGTGCTTGCCGTCGTTGATGATCTCGCGCGCCGCCTGGATCAGCCGCACCGGCACCATCGGCATGGCCACCCCGGAGAGATTGAGCAGCACGCCGTTCGAGACGAAGTTGCGGACCTGCCCCGGCGGGTTGAGTGCCACCTTGAGCGTCTTCCAGATCTGCGTGATGCGGGTCCCGATGCCGCCGTAGCCGAACAGGCTTTGGAATATGCCGGGGTCGGCCGGGATGAAGTCGTTGACGCCCATCAGGTCGTCGTAGATTTCGCTCCGCACCCACATCCCGCGCATGCGCCCGTAGCGCGCCGTGTCGGGGATCTGCTTGTACCCCTTGCGATCGGCGGGCATCCCCTCGAGCGCGCGATTCGCGGCGCGCTCCATCTGCGTGGCGATATCGAGGGCTCGAGCTGCGGTCGCCTTGTCCTGGTACTCCGACTGCTTGCGCATCCGCGCCGCTTCATCCTTGAGCCAGTAGGCTGACACCAGGCGCATGGGGATCTCCGCGCCGAATTGCTGCGGGAAGGCGGCCGGCTTCAGGAGGTTCGTGTCGCCCCACTTCACCAGCACGCTCGGCAGCACCCACTTGTCCTTGGCCGATATCGAGGCCAGCCAATCCAGGAGCACCATGTCGCGCAGGGGCTTGGCCACCGCCACGGCC